ATGGAATAACACCGGCTGCTTCCGCAATCTCGTTCTGCGCATCGTTAATCCAACGAATAATATCTTCGTTAGTTAGCTGAACACCGGACTCATCACCAAAAGCACGCTTTACATAGCTATAAATTTGACCAACAGTTTTAGTGGGATTACTGTATGTCATCGCTCAAACTTCTTTCCGTTATGGGTAATGGTGTGCTTCTTGTCCCGACCACCAGAAGCCAAAAACTCTATATGGTCGATTCTATCCTCCATATCATCAATTTCTTTCTTACTTTTCAATAATTTTTTGGCGTTGTCCTCAGCCTCAATACGCTTCAAAATGTTTTCTGCTCCGTGACGTACAACATCACCGTCAAAAAGCCACGCAATAATCTTGTACGGGTCCTTCATATCCTCATCCGACAGAAAGCGCACCACATATTCAGGCAGATTCTCCGGCTTGTCCACAATAGCCCAAGGCTTTTTCTTTTCTTGCTCATCAACGCGCTGGTTTTTAGGGATATACACCAACGAATATGTGGGCTTCAAGTCCTGCAAAACATCGGCCATATGTACATGGTCATCGCTAACAAACTCGTTAAGGTCAGAGTTCCATATTTGTGCAGATTGTCCTAGTGAAATAGTCATGTCGTAAGTTTAGCCTGTGTATCAAATAATCCCCAACAAGATAAAAATGTCCCGACCCCCAAATCAGGAGCCGGGACATTTTTTATTAAGGTCTACGCTTCGGTAATGTCCGAAATGAGACCGTGGCTGTTACGGCGGTCAGTACCAAGCTCGTGGTATTCCACCATGCGAGCGTAGTATGCGTCGTAGTCACCGTTAGAGTCACGAACTTGCTTCCACATCGAACCGTCTTTGTCGAGGAAGTGCCATTCTTCGTCACGGTAATAAGTGAGCGCGTCCTCGTTCACATACCACTGCTTTCCAATAGGTGCGTCGGAGTCTGCCACGACAGGGATTTCACCCTGGTCCGTAGTAAACGCAAGTCCCGAGAACCCACCAGTGAACTCCTGCGTGTTAACCGTCTGGCGCAACTGCGAAAGAAGGTTGAAGTACGCACGACGAACACCCATCGACTGCAAGATAAGGGAAGTAGTACCACCCTTAGTGCGAATGTCGTCAGCCATTTTAATCATTAGGCCTTCCGACAGAGCGCGTCCTGTGCCTCCGTTAGCGTTTACAGTAGATTTCCACTCGGGCTCAACCGAGGGGTCCACGTTGTAAAGAACACCAGAAGCACTGATAATTGCGGCCAGACCCGTCAGTTCACGGTTACCACCAGCAGCCACACCAGAGCCTTTACGAACAATGATGTCGTTGTTAGCAGTAGCGACGCCTGGAGTAGTCGTGAACGTAACAGTGTTAGCACCAGCAGCGAGACTTACAGCGCTCACAATCAACCCTGAGTTATCAACCGTGGTGCCCGTCTGAGTATCGACAACCATTCCAATCTGGAACAGTCTTGCGTCAGCGACAGGAACAACACCGGCAGTGTTAGCACCCGTAACAACGGCAATAGCACCGTTACCCGAGCCGTAAATCTGACGGTTCATGTCTTTCTTAAGGTCGTTCTTAAGACCCTCAACCTCGTTATCCAACGCTTTAGCAAAAGCTTTAGAGTCAGTGTCAGAGAGGCTAATAGCCTGGCCGGTCAACTGAATTCCACCATAGGCGTACTTCAGTCCAACACGAGCAGCAGCGTGTCCTTGCTGACCTGGGGTCGGCAAAGCTTCGGACTCAAAACGAGAACCGATACCGCTGTTGCGGCGTGTGTGAATGGGGAAAGTAACATACTTTCCACCAGTTTCGTTGGTAACACCAGAGCTAGTGCGAGTAATACGCTTCAGAGCAACAATTTCGTTGTTGAGCTGCTCGCGGATACGTCCCTGGTACACCTCCTTGAGATATGACTCAATGGTTGCAAGTGATGCAGTCACTGTTTTTCCTTTCTGTTAGAAAGGAGACTGAAACTTAGGTTATCTACCTGACGAGATAGATGCTGCGATGAGGTTTTGAACATCATCTCTTGACATCTTTCCCAGCGGCGTGGTGCTTTGCTGCTGAGGCATCCCACCAGAAGTTGGTAGCAATCTAGGTGCCGAATCTCCTGGGCGCGGTACTGCGCGAATACGGTTTACTGTTTTTTCAATATAGTTTCTAGCAACATCATCAAGCTTGATGGACTTACCAGTGCTTTGAAGTTGGAACGCTGCCTTCATCAAAACTTCTTGTATGTCTTCTTCACCAAAGTCTGGATATGCCTGCTTAAGACTATTGATTTCCTGTTCCAAAGCTGAATCAGCTTCGTGCTGAACCCGCGTATTTTCTTGCTGAGCAAGATAATCTTGCATCTGCTGTTGCTGTTGCTCCAGCTGTGCAAATCGTGGGTCAGCTACTGGCTCAGAATTGTTTTCTTCTTCGTCTACAGCACCCTGCAACTCTGCTTGAGTTTCAGGCATACGACCATTTTGCTTTAAGAATTCTCCTAAAGCGGTATAAATAGTTTCAGGTTCTGTATCAAGACGCTGAGCGATACTTGCATAGTTCTGCAAATCCTCCGGCGAACCTAGCTCAGAATACTGCTTGAGCTGTTGGTTCAACGACGAGATACGCGATTCAGCGCTCTTGTCGAAGTTCTTGAGGTCATCCTGAATAGAGTGAAAGCTAACAGGGTCTAGTTTTGTACGCAAAGACTCCCAAGCGGGATTACCCCCCGAAGTATCTACTTCTGAAGCTGTCCCCGCTGTATCTACTGGCCCTGAAGAATCCGCAGTCTCTGCCGAGGTGTCTGCTTCTATCTCTGTACCTGTAGTTTCGTCCATTGTGTACTCCTTATCGCCGTACCTCCCATTGAGGCCCTAGCATTGTGGATTTAATTATACTTTATTTAGTTGTTAATTAAAGCACTTTAGGAAAGTGCGTTAATTGCATACGTCAAATCATTGTAAGTCATTTTAAGGACTTCAGCGTTTGTGTATGTGGCTGCATCTATAGCCTGTATCTCAGTTTTAAGCTGAGCCACAGTTTTACGGCCATAGTTCCTCGTGGGACGATACTCTAGCTGAGGTACCGGACCAGCAACATTATCAAAATCTGCCATTTTATACTCCTTGAGGTTGTTCAGGAGCCATATCGGGTACGGCACCATTAGCTGCCATCATAGCACCTGGCCCCTGCTGTGGGGCCATTTCACCTTCTGCCCCCTGTGGAGGCATACCCGACATCATTTGTGCCATAGCACGCTGCTGCAAAGCCTGCTCATGCTGAGAAACATGCTCCGCAAACTGCTGCTTAATTTCAGGAGCCAAAATTTCGTATTCTTGAGACATGCGGAACTTATTGTGAGTTTCAATATGTACTTCGTGCATATCAAAATCGGCAATAGAAATTACTGCGGGGGCGGGCATGTTCTCAATCTCCTGCATAATTGCAGGGTCTTGCATAGCCTCAGGAGGAATCTGCGACATAATTTCTTCCATAGCCTGCTGACGAGCCTCCTCAATATCTTCGACAGTAAGCATCTTCATCTTAATGTTTTCGCGCTGAGCCTTACGCTCTGCCACATTTAAATTATCCATAATTTTCTGTACGCCACCAAGCTCAAGCATTCTTGTGGCCGTAGGCTGGTCAATGATACCGACAGCAAACATATCCATCACACGAGCTTCTTGAGCAGCCTTAGACTTTGCGAAGCTAGAGCCCGGCTCGATACGAATATCTGTGCCCGCTGCAACATCAGCGCCCTGGAGAAGCATTGTGTCGAAAGCCCCGTCAGCACCAATAGTGCGAATCTTGCGGGGCAAGTCCACATACTGCACAAACAGTTCAATAGTGCTGGCAGCAATCTTTTGGACCCCCGCCTCAATGCTTTGGAACTGAGGAGTCAAATACTGGTTAGACGCTTCCTGCAAATACGAAATGGCCGTACCGGAAGTAACTCCGGGAGGAGTACTCCCGCGAGACACTTCGCGCTCACCAGAAATATCAATCCAGTCGCTCATAATACGGTCCTGCTGGTCCACATAATACTGAGGGAGCGGTGCCAAAGGCAGTGGTTGCGGAGGTGCCATACCAGGCTTGTACTGAATAACCAGGCCAGGCTCGTTCGTCAACTTTGAAGGAACAATCGAGCCAAGAGGTGCAATCAACTGAGGCTTAGCCATACGACGACCCGCCTCAGCAATTTCTGAACGAATACCGTTGTACTCTTTTTGCAACTGCGACAGGTCTACGATAGGGCTGTCCGCATAAAAAGTAGCCGTAGGAATGTGCTCAAACTTTGTAAACGGATACATGCCGTGGTTGTAAGGCAACCCCCCACGGAACACGCTGATAAGAGTGTCGTCAATGTTAATGACAACACCACCCTCTGGCATTAACTTAGACCCGCCAGGCTTAATCCACGTCTCGTAAACAATAACGCTGTCAAGACTTTTGTTACTGCCCAAGTTTAAATATGCTTCATCAATAATTTGATTCGCTGCGGAAGTGCTTGGCGACAAAGTAACCCCCGCCAACTCCTTAGCAAAGTAATACTCTGCCCACTCGACAGTCTTCGTGTAAGCGTTAATAATAAAGGGCTGGTCTTCAATATCTTGTTCGCGCATGTCGGGAACAAAAAGATGAAAAGGCGTTACGTGCCCGTATTTAATGTCCCCAATATCTCCAGAAACTTTGTCTCTAGCGGTGGTGTCCCACTGCGTTTTTAAAAACCCGTTGCCTGTAACAACAGTCCACCACATTGCTCGTGACATGTGCTGACGCAAATTTTTGGACTCACTAATCGAAGTCCACGCCTGCTCAGCGGCAAAAGCAGCCCTCTGGTCTTCATCCTCCGAAGAAGCGGGAATGGCCTGAGCTGTAGGAAACTGAGAAAGAAGTTTCGACAGTTCCCAACGCACATACGAACGTATGCGGTTAATAGTTTGACGCTTGTGGTAGTAAGGCTTACGAGGAGTAAACAGTTTGTCTCGGTAATCTTCTGGAAAGTTACCGCGAGTCTGCTCTAACCAGTGGTGGCCATAAAACATAGACATGTTGTTAAACCACTGCAACTGCTTTTGCGAACGAGCAGTTTTAGCTCGGGACCACTCGGACTGAACCCAAGCAACAAGTTTCTTACCTTCCGTACTTTCACGGAACTTCTCTATGTTTATTCCCTCGTCAGGAAGACTAGTTACCGTAGAATTCGGGGTCTGTCCCTGTGAGTTCTGCGAATAGTTGTCGGGCATCTTGGCCATCTACATCTTCTCCTGCTGCTAAGTTAGGATTTCTGTTAGCAATTCTTTCGGCCTCAGCCTCGTCTGACGGGTCATAGTCCTGGTAACCACTATAATCTAAACTCTGATTCATCGCTTGGATTTGTTGATACACTAACGGGTCGCTTGATGCTACCAGTGCCTGTGCCTTTTCGTTGAGGTCCGTCATTAACTTTAGTGACTTTGTGTGCTCCTCCAACTGTGTCTTCAGCGCCAGAGATTGCTGCTCCAGCAGTGTCATCGTTACTTTCTGGTGCCACAGGTGCTGCATTACTAACATTGCTAGCAGAATCAATGAGAACGCGCTGGACAAAATTATCGACAACATCATTTTTTAGCTCCTTAATTGCTTCGTTGTAGCCACGGTCATACCACTCTTTTTCTTGCAAAGCCACCGAGACAGATTTTCCTTCATCAAAAAGACCGGCAACTTGAGCCATTTCGCGGATAACATCTACCGAAAGGTATAGCCGTCCCCGGTCAATTACTGTCGTGCTCATGTCGATACCAGTATCAATAAATGGTCCGACAGAAGTTCTGGTGACATAACATACGCCAGGGTCTCTGGCCGGTGCTGTAACTACACTAAATCTACTTGTCATTAGTAATACCCTCCTATAACGGTAGGTCCGTCATCTTCCATTGCTTTATCTTCTGCGAATACCACTGTAGGGTCCTCTCGCATCTTCAACATCAGCTCCTCATACCTTAGCGTAGTCGGAGCTTCTTCGGAACCAGCCTCTACATAAGGCGTTAAGTCTGGCCGTGTCGTAGCAAAATACCTGGCCGAGTCAAAAGCGTGGTCGTCCTTCTTGTGGATAACTTCTTGCTTGTTCATCGAGTACGCCATTTTGTCAGAACTGTACGTCGCCCACCGCAGTTTCTTCATCTCACGGATAAAGTTAGGACAGTTACGAGAAACAACCCACCTAGGCCTATTTTTCCCCCAACGAGTGCCCTCACGGAGCCTCATATAGGCCTGCATCTTTTCTACACCCACCATTACATCGTGAGGTATGCCCTCTACGTTCACGTACACCCCGTGAAGAGCATATTCCTGAATAATGGATGTTCCAGTGATGCCGTTGCGTTGTCTCATCGCAGGGTCCCCCATGCGCTCCACAGAGTCAGGTTTACGGCCCCAGCCAAGCTCCCGTTGCTTAACTATCTGCGCGTGCTCCGACACAACCATCTCCGCCTGATAATGCTCGGCAAACGTCACAATATCCCCCTCAGGAGACACAGCATGCCACAACCAGGCAGTCGGGTTGTTTAGCCCGTGGTCCACAGAGGCATACACTGACCAATTCTTAGGAACGTCCCCCGGACCAAAATCTACAAGATGCTGGTCCAAATTTTGACTAAAAGTAGGAAACACAAGACCACTACGAGCAACAAAGTCCCCCTTCTCACGAATAGCCCTCTCTTCCTTATCCATACCCATCGTGTAAAAGTTCATATCCTCTAAACCTGCTTGAAGGTAAGGATTCTGCTCTGCCGACAGTACGAAAGTAGCAATCTCCTTCTCTAACCCCTCTACCGCAGGCTCCCACAGCAAATCGAAAGTCCAGCCCATACCTTTCGTAGGTGTCGCCGCAATTACCCAGAAACCGTTGTAGTCGAGCAGACGCATCATAGACTCGTTGAAAATGTTTTGGGGCGGTTCCTCATCGAAGAACATTCCGTGTCGAGGCACACCACCCAGCTTCATCATGTCCATACCCCAGGTCACAAAGTCAATCGTGGAGCCATTCTCGAACGTCAAAATATAGTTACTGCTATCCCAGCTTTTAGACCAATCCCCGTCAATCAGATATGAGCGAGGAATCCACCGCTTCATCTTAGGAATAAGAATCTGCTCAATACCTTTAGATACATCCACCACGACAAACCGCAACTGGATAGCCCCGGTGCCCCACTCTAAAGGGCGCGAAAGATACGGGTGAGTGTTAGTAGCCCACCAGATAGCCTCCACAACAATCGCGTCAGTTTTACCTCCACGGTTACCCCCCGAAATGAAACGACCACGATACGAGCACTGGTGAAACCGCAACTGCTCCGGGTAATCCTTCTCCCCGTAATTCAGAATGTTGGGTTGATGGATACTTTGGTCAAGCTCAGAAATAGCGAGCTGTAAAAGCTCCGCCGAAGTTAGTTGTCTTTTACTAGAAGGCATTAGGGGGCCGTAGAATTATCAATAGCTCCTAAACGAACAAGAATAGCGTTTACCGACAAAGCCCAAGTATCATCCCCTCTAACACCAGAAATTGTTTCCTCCGTCAAAATAAATGCAGAAGCACCGCCGTCGTGCGTATGGTTACCTGGAGAAGACTGGTTAGGGTTAGGACCTAAAGTATGGTGCAAAGACTCTGCCCGAGAGTCTGCATCACTGTTTTCGTGAAAATCATCTACAGCCTGGGCGGACGGTTTTGGGTTTTCGTCAGAACCAAAACTACTTTCAGACCCGCTAGAAAGCATAGACATGGCTTCTCCTAAATACTTCTCATAGTGGTTTGTACCCCTACATTCTTAGTGCCCCGAGCCCACTTACCGCAACCCTGACACTGATACTTCTTGTACTCTGCCGTAGCACTTCTTTCCGTACCGCGAGAATGGAAACGGTCAGAGCCACAACTGGGGCAAGCCTCGGGACGACCATCATACAAACCGCGATGTGGATGATTTTTAATCCAAGGCAAAAACTTTTCGTACAACCCGATAAGGATATTGACATCCTGAATCTGGTACTTCTTCATCTCCGCCCAAGCCTTTTCCTCACCCGCCATACAACGCACCCACAACTGAAAACCAGAATGTTTCACCTTGGAACCCATGCCCAGCTTTTGAGCCACATAATCCAACTTGTTGGAAGGGAACTTGAACTGGGACCTAGACGTGCGCAGAAGGTCAATGTCTTTTGTCGGGGAGGGGGGGAGCATGTCGTTCTCGATGAACTCCCGCCTCAAATGCTTCATATCGAACGAAGCCGAGTTCCAGCCCACCACAGCATCGGCATCATCTAAAAGTTCGTGTATAGCTTTAAGCATTGTGGCTTTACCATCGTGGTGAACTGAGCTAAAATGGACTTTCCGCTGTCCATACCAACGGGCTCCAAAACAGATAACTTCTGTCGAATCAACCAGTTGAGTGATAGCAACATTCTGGTCCCACAGGCCCCAGACATAAGCCAAGTTAGGAGAGGTCTCAAGGTCTAAGAAAAGTATTTTCATGTCGTCCTTAAATTGGTTAGGGACAGCTTAGCGTAGAATAGGGTGTTTTATGAGTAAACCAGAAATTATCGGCGGATACACCTGCCCGACAGACCCGCAGGAAGCTGTCGAGTGCGATAGTTGCCAATAGAAAAAGGCCCCCAATTACGGGGGCCTTTTTTATTTAGTTACTGTCCGTCAGGGTCGAAGTTAGGGATAACCCAAGTAGAAAAAG